GTTGCCGCGGCTTACCGGCAGCACAAGGTCTAACCGACAACCAACAAGGAGAGAGGAACATCCAGTGAAGGTCAAGATTGAGTTCACGGTCGAAGTCGATCAGGAGGCTTACGCCGACTACTACGGCATCGACAACACGGCAGCATCGGTGCGAGGCGATGTCCAACAACTGCTGGGCGGTGACGCCGTAGGGAGCATGGCACCTCACCTGTTCGATGAGGGGATCATCCAATGAGCAACCACGACAAGGTGCTCGTCAAGGTCCGGGCGTTACTGGATCAGGCCGAAGCAACCGACTACGAGGAAGAGGCCCACGCTTTCATCAGCGGTGCCGAACGCCTGATGGCGAAGTACGGCATCGAAGAGGCGCTGGTGCTCGCTGCTGGCAAACCGGTCGAAGACACGATCGGGTTCCGACGGTTCTACGTCGATGCCGGGAAGTACGAGAGTCCACGGCTGAGTCTGGTTTCGCGGATCGCCCGTGCTCACGGGTTGACGCAGATCATCCAAGCGGGCCGCAAGGAGTTCTCCCCGGAGTTGAACGACTGGTACGAGGCTTACGCCGACGACCGGGGTCCGCGTCCGAAGCGGGAGTATGTCAAGTGGATTGAGGTCTGCGGCTTTGAGTCCGACCTTGACTATGTGGACATGCTCGTAACCTCGCTGAGTCTCCAAGCAGCCGAAGCGGTTCACGCACCGGAGATGGTCGCGAAGATGCGGTCTGAGACATACGCACCGGGCCATGTCATCGCTTGGAAGAACGCCTTCCTCATCGGGTTCACCGATCGGGTGTCCGACCGGATCAGGCAAGCCCGGCAGGAAGCAACACGCGAAGCCGAAGAGGCGTTCACCGCTGAACAGGCCGAAGCCGAAACGGTTGTCAGTACGTCGGTTGAGTTGGCGTTGCGTGACAAGGACCAAGCAGTCAAGAGCGTCTTCGACACGAAGTACCCGAAGGTGTGCGCCGGGCGGGCGTCGTCTGCCGGGTCTTACGGCGGGTCGGGCCGGTCGGCTGGCCGGGCTGCCGGTAGCCGGGCACGCCTTGGCGGTTCAGCCGTCAAGAGCGGTGCGGTAGGGGCGCTGTCCCGGTGAGCGCGTGGTCTGCCGATCCGACAGTGGAGGTCGTCTCTGACGTTGAGGCCGAACTGGTGTACGCCGCGGAAAGCCGGGTCGTGTTGAAGCCCCACCAGTCGTTCACCGAGTTCGATTCGTGCAAGGCGCTGGTCGATGCGATCACCGAGTCGCCCTACTGGTACGCACGGGGCGGTGACGCTGCCATGATCGAACCGGTTCACTGTTTCCGGCAGCGGTCGAACTCGGCAAGCCGGGGTGGTCACTGCCACGCGGGTTGGGCGATCCGACTCAACAGGCAACACTGGAACGTCCAGATCATCTGCCACGAACTGGCCCATGTGATGTCGTTCTGGAGGCACGATCTCCCGAAGGGCCACACGCGACCGTTCCGCACCGAGTACCTGTCGTTGCTTCGGTATGTCGCCCCGGACCTCGCAGCCCAGTTGGTCAAGGAGTTCGACGCTGATGGGTTGGGCGTAGACCATGACCCGACGGGGTGGGATGCCGCACCGTTGGACTTCGTGATGGCTGAACGGATCGCCGGAGCCATCGCCCTTTGACGCTACAACCGGCTACACTAGACGACAACGAAGGAGATGCCTGATGGCAAGACCAACCAGTGAACAACTCAACCGAATGATGGTCGAAATCGCGGCGGGGTGGAAATACGGTGACCCTCGGTCTGAGTTGCCGAAGTCACCCGAGATGGAAGCGAAGTGGAAGATCATCGCTAGGCAGATGAAAGAGATCGCCGACAAGGGCGGCATCGTGGAGATCCCCGGCGAGTGGCCGGACCTCACCGGGTTCGTTGGCTCACCGGACGTAGGGCCACGCGACGTAGGTGTTGCCTGATGGCCCGACGGTCCACTGTTACCCGCACCTACTACGCGAAGACGGCACCTGACGGGACACACTCCGCTCTTTACAGGTGTGAAGAAGGCCCGTCGTATCTGCGGGACATGGTGCTTCACCCAGACGGGTGGGTGCCGACCCTGACGTTGAACGATTGGCGGTTCGGCGAAGCCAACGACGTTGACCTCATTACCCGGAAGGAAGCGAAGACGCTTGCCACCGAGTGGGGTGTCGGTCGGTTCATCAAGTAACCCGCCGGGCTTGCTACGCTGCGGCCCATGCCCTATTCGGTCGCTACCAACCGAAGTGACTGTTCTGGCTTCGGCGTCGTCAAGGATGGCACCGACCAGTTGATGGGCTGCCACAAGACCCGTGCTGCGGCTCGCCGTCAGATCGCCGCGCTGTACGCATCAGAGGGGGCCGACATGCAGAAGGCAACCAAGACGGACAGCGGTGAGGAATACCCCGCCAAGGCTTACGCCTACGTCCCTGATCCTGAGAAGCCGTCAACGTGGAAGTTGCGGCTCTGGCAGACACCAGAGATGAAGGTCACCCGACGGCAGGTCGGTTTGGCTGTCGCTGCTCTGGGGAAGGGCTACCGGGGGCAGCGTGTCCGTATCCCGGCAGCGGACCTTCCCGCGGTGAAAGCCAAGGTGCTCCGAGCGTGGCTGGACATGCACCCGGAGATGGAACGCTCTGACGCTCCACGGGTTCTGCTCGCCAGCCGCACGACGACCCACACCCCAGCCGACGAGGTAGGGAAGCGCATCATCGACAAGGACCACGGCGACGGCTACGAGCAGGACGCCATGACCCTCTTGTTGATGGCGTACCGCACGATGTTGGACAGCCCAGAGTGCGAACCGCTGCTTGGCCCGTTGATGGAACTCATCCACGCCAAGCAGGAGATCATGCTTGACATGCTCGGCATGGAGGTCGTGGACGACGAACTGAACTTCACACCGGGTGGCACTTACGCCAACGTGGAACAGGGCAAAGGCAAGCGTCGCCGCGAGTACCGGCGCGATGCCGAAGTCTCGTTGCAGCGCATCAGCCGGGCGTCGTTGAGCCAGTTGACCCAGTGGATGAACGGCTTCGACATGATGGCGAACACACCCAACGTCGAAGCGATGCGCCAGTTCGTCCGCGCCGAGATCCAAACTCGTATTTCCAAGTCGGGGCCGTTGGTCGTGGAGAAGGCCGAAGCGAAGCGGTACACCCTCGGCCCGGTGTACGTCCCCGGCGTGTTGGACGCGCACGGTGAGTTCACCGACGACGACACCTTGCAGGAAGCGTTGTGGGGTTGGATGAAGAAGGACGACCGGTCCATCTACCTCCAGCACTCCGATACGAAGGCCGGGGAGTTCGTTGAACTCCTGACTTGGCCGTTCCCGATCACGGCAGCGATGAGCCTCCCCGGCGAGGACGACAAGGCGTTCGACTTCCCGGCGAACACCCCGTTCATGGGTGTCATCTGGGAACCGTGGGCGTGGGATCTCATCCAGAACGGTGAACTCCGCGGGTATTCGATTGGTGGCAGCGCCCGGCGCATGGAAGCCGCATTGGGCGAACCGGCTCTGGCGTGACCCATCCGGTTATCGACGCTTGGGAGCAGCAACTCGCTCGCATAGCGACCCTTGTCGCATCGTTCGACGGCCAAGTCGAAGTCCGGCTGTACGCCAACCGGGGTGCAGTACGCAAACGCCCGACCATCGTGCTCAACGGTGGCTCCCAACCGGTAGAAGCAGTAACAGTTGCTACACCGGATAAAGGTGCTATGGTTTCCGACAGGCCGTGATTCTCGCGGTCTGGAAAACAGAGGCAAGCCCACGGGCCACATCCGAGAGGGTGTGGCCCTTCTGACATTATGGCGAAAAAACTCACAGACCTAGAGATTGTCGAAGCGTCGGGTGTTGACCATCCGGCCCATCTCCATGAGGGGTGGCTTCTGATGAAGAGCCTTGACGAAGTTCTGGATGAAGCAGACTCGCTAATGTCAGATGTTGACTCAACCGACGACACGGGAGGAATGACCGTGAGCGAAGAGACCAGCGTGGAGCAGCCCGAAACCACTGATGAGGCACCCGAGGTCACCGAACCGGAGACTGTCGATGCGAGCGAAACCTCCGTGGACGCTGTTGAGCGGGAGCCTGTAATGGCGTCCGCTGACGACACCGTTCCCGAAGCGATCGCGAAGCAGATGGACGATCTTCGCAAGAGGGCCACCGATGCCGAGACTTTGGCTAAGGCACTCCAGCATGAAAGGGCCGTGGAGAAGGCCACCGACCGGGTAGCCGGTTGGTCGTATCTCCCGCAGATGACCGAGGAGTTCACCAAGACTCTGGTGTCGTTGCGTCAGGGTTCCCCGACCGAGGCCGAGGCTGTTGAGAAGGTTCTTGACGCAGCCAACGCTCTCCTTTCGGAGAACATGACGATGGCTCAGATCGGATCGGATGGCGAACCGGCTACCGATTCGGCTTGGGAGCAGATCAACACGCTGGCGAAGGCAGCGGTGAGCGACGGACAGTTCAAGTCGTACACCGATGCTCTCCAGCATGTCACGATCAGCAACCCCGGCCTGTACGAGCAGCATCGAACTGAAACGGGGAACTGATGTCCGCGTATGAGAGTCCACAAATCTGCTTTGGCACACTGACCGCAGCAGCGGACCTGTCGTCCAAGCAGTACCACTTCGTCAAGTTGGCTTCGGCCACGACGGTGAACGTATGTACGGCGACGACTGACAGGGCCATTGGCATTCTTCAGAACGACCCTGAGAGCGGAGAGGCGGCTGTTATCGCCATCTTCGGGATCTCAAAGGTCGTCGCTGACGGCACCATCGCTTTCAACAATGTGATCGGCACCAGCGCCGACTCACAGGCTGACGCGATCGTGCCCGGAACAGATACGAGCGTCGTGACGCTCGGCGTGGCTGTTCAGGCTGCCTCCGCTGGCGAGACGTTCACGATGTTTCTGAATCCGACTTCGTGTCGTGCGGCTTAGGGAGGATTGACACATGCCACAGCCAACCAGATCAGACGTACACATTGACAGTGTGCTAACGAACATGAGCGTCGCGTACATGCAGGAGGCTTACGCCTTTGTTGCACCGAACGCCTTTCCGACGGTACCTGTCAACAAGCAGTCAGACCTCTACTTCCAATACACCCAGTCCGATTTCATGCGGGACGCTGTTCAGCGGCGTGCCGATGGTACGGAGTCGGCGGGTAGCGGATACGGCCTGAGCACGGCGTCCTATTCAACGCAGGTCTACGCGTTGCACAAGGACATCGGCGATCAGGTTCGTGAGAACTCTGACAGCCCCCTGAACCCCGATATGGATGCAACCCGGTTCCTGTCTCAGCAAATGCTGATTCGTCAGGAGCGGGATTGGGCCTCGTCGGCGTTCACGACCGGCGTCTGGGGAACGGACACGACACCGGGCACTCTGTGGAGTGCTTCGGGTTCAACTCCGATCTCCGACGTTCAGACCGGAATCAACACGGTTCTGACCAACACCGGCTATATCTGTAATACTTTGATCGTAAGTTATGCAGTATTTTCAATATTGCGTAATCACAGCGACATAGTGGACAGGTACAAGTATACGAGCGCAGAGTCCATCAACACGGACCTGATCGCCAAGGTGCTTGGTGTGGATCGTGTCATGGTCATGGCAGGCGTCTACGACTCTGCTGCGGAGGGGGCAACCGACTCCTACGCACAGATCGGTGACAAGGACGCCCTCCTTGCCTACGTCGCCCCGAGCGCCGGTCTGATGACCCCAAGCGCCGGATACAACTTCGTCTGGAACGGAGTTGGTGGCGGTTTGGGTACGAGCACCGCTGTCAGCAGGTTCCGCATGGATCACCTGCGGGCCGACCGCATCGAAATCCAGAGCGCATGGGACTTCAAGGTCGTCTCCTCGCCTCTGGGCTACTTCTTCTCCAACGTGGTGGCCTAGACCCCCACCAGTTGAGCAAGAACGGCTAGAAGGCCGGGGGTCGGCTAACACCGGCTCCCGGCCTTAGCCAGTTAGGAGCACGAAATGGCTTGGACTTACGGCGGTGACCCGTCGGCTAATGCTCGGGATGCCATCAGGTTCCTGATCGGCGACACCGACACCAACGACCAGTTGCTCAACGACGACGAAATCGCGTGGGTCAACAATCAGGTCACCGGATCTGACACAGCCACAACCGGCTTGTACGACGTTTCGTACCGGTGCTGCCTCGTCATCGCGTCCAAGTTCTCACGCATGGCCGACAAGGCAGTCGGCGACCTTCGGGTGGACATGAGCCAGAAGGCGAAGGGCTACCGGGATCAGGCAGCCGAGTTGAAAGAACTCGCGTCTCGGGAGGGGCTGGTTCCCACTCCGTACCTCGGAGGTATGACAATCTCCGACAAGGACATCGACCGCGACAACTCCGACATGGTGCAGCCGTTGTTCTGGCAACGCCAGTTTGATGACAAGGGCACCACTACGGGCACCATCCAGTATTGGCCCGGAGCGGACTGATGGCCGGTTCCACTGTCCAGTTCTTGACCGACATCAAGAACGACATGACACCAGATACGGTGGACATTCGCACCACTTCGACGCTCAACAACTATGGCGAACGGGCGTTCACCGGGGACACGACCTCGTATGACGCCTACGTTGAGAAGTCCGATGATGTGATCCGCAACGAGAACGAGGAACGCATCGCCGAATACAAGGTGTTCATCCCTGATGCGTCGTTGAACATCAACCCGGAAGACGAGATCACGCTTCCTGCCCCGATCTCAGCGGTACGTCCGATCATCAAGGTGGAGCGCCGTACCGACAACTTCGGTCAACAGTGTGTCGTCGTGTTCTGCGGGAGGAACACCCGTGGCTAGCAAAGCGTCGTTTGATGTGGACATGAGCGACTTTTTCAAGAAGGTCAAGGACATTGAGAATCTTCCGTTGACGGCTGCGCGGGCGGTGTGGACGCAGGCGCACCGTTTGGAGGATGCTGTCACTGGGTTGGTGCCGGTCGCTACCGGCTACCTACGGTCAACGGTGGCGCAAGACCCGACTCACCCTCCTGTGATGAACCCACCGGGTGGAGTGTACGAGACGGCTGTGACAGTCGGTGATGCTGACACGCCGTATGCGTTAGAGGTCCACGAAACAGCGGGCGTTCCGACGAACCGGGGGTTGGCGTGGAATCCGGTCGAGAAGAAGTATTACGAGAAGTCAGGTCAGGGCAAGTTCTTGGAGTTCCCGTTCTTCTTCGCTGCCCAAGGCATGGAGAAGCGACTGATGCGAGACATCCAAGGTGACCTCCGATGAGCGTGCTGGATGAGGTCGGCACCTACCTCGCAGCAAATGTTACGAATGTAACATTGACGTTGGGCACGAACCTGTTCCTTGGTCGCCTCCCCGACGACCCCGATACCTGTGTGTCCGTTCAGGAAACCGGCGGTCAGGGTCCGATCAACACCATGTCGAACAACTCGGCCCCGGTGATTGAACAACCCAACGTCCAAACCCTGATCCGGGCGTCGTCGTATTCGACAGGTCGTGCTCTAGCCAAGGATGTCTTCGACAAGATGAACCTCGTTACGAACGAAGACCTGACCTCTACCCGGTATGAACGCATCCAAGCGATCCAGTCGCCGTTCCCGATCATGCGGGACAGTCAGGACCGGGCGGTGTTCTCCATCAACTTCACTTGTCAGAAGACCGTTTCGTAGATGACCAATGACCGACGACGCCTACGCCGAGCAGTTTGTACCGGAAGCCAAGCGGGTAACCCGCCTCAAGGTCCGGTGCGGGAACTGTGGACGGTTGCTGGCCGAACGGGTGACGGCACCGTGGACGATCAAGTGTTCCCGCTGCAAATGCGTCAACGAGTCAGCGCCCGCTGCGGCCACCGAACGGCCATTCAGCGATGCTGCCGCTAAACGTCTCGTCGCGGCCCGTCAGATGACAGGCGATTGGAGAACGTAGTGCTAGGGTTCGACCAAACAACACAAGTGCCCTTTGTGGCCGGAACGTGGCCCGGTGCCCTCTTGGGATTATCGGTCCACGCCCCTACGAAGGAGGCACCGTGCCCAAGTATGTAGTCACTGGTGGCGAAACCGGCCTGAGCGGCATAGAGGTCAAAGGCAAGCGGTACGAGCCGGGCGACGTAGTAGACATCGCTACGGGGAAGAAAGACTGGCGTATTGCCGCTGGATACCTTGAACTTGAATCCACGTTCAAGAAGCGCGCCCGTGACGACAACGGCCATTTCGTAGCCGATGATCCTGATACGCCCGAGAACGAGGCGTATGAGCAGGAGCCAACCCCTAAGAAATCGGGAGGTAAGTAATGCCCACCATGATTCACGGCAAGGGAACCGCGGTTTATCTGGACGAGTTCGTTATGACTCCGTATTTTCAGAGCGCCGACGTAACCCTTGCAAATGCCACAAGTGACATAACAGCATTTGGGGCGACGTATTCCGCGCACCTGCTGGGGGTCGCTTCGGGCACACTCACCTTGAGCGGCCTGTGGAATCAGGAAACCGATGGCTCCGACGAGGAACTTCATGCGATCCTCGGGTCGGCTTCAGCGGCGAACATCACGGTCGCTGAGGCTGCCGGGACGATCGGCAACCGGGCGACAATCGCTCGATGCGATGAAGTCAACTATTCGATCTCGAACCCGGTCGCGGACGTTTCGACGATCACCGCTGACTTCCAAGGCACCGCCAACAGTGGCGCACTCGGGTCGATGACGTATGGGGTGACCGGAGGGGTTCAGTTGACCACCGGGTCGTCAATCGACTACAACGCCCTCGGCAATCTGGCCGGGGTGGACGCTCCGCTCGCGGCGTCGTCGTCGGCGGGTGGAGCCGGGCTGCTCCACGTTCCGACGAACAGCATCGGCGGGGGAGCAACCACGATCAAGATTCAACATGACTCGGCGTCGGACTTCTCGTCTGCTGCCGACCTCATCTCATTCACCGATGTCTCGGCTAGCACCAAGACATCGGAGATGGTGGTGTGTTCGGGGACCGTGAATCGGTACGTCCGGGCGACCGCCAGCACAGCAGGCTCCTCAGGGAGCATCACCTTCATGGTTACATTCGCAAGGTTCTAGGAGGACCAGAAAATGCCAACCTTTGTTCATGGAAAGAGTACCGATTTCGAGTTGGACGACACCGGAGGCACGAGTCGTTCACTGTCGAACGTGCTGACCTCAGTTGATTTCCCAGAGACAATATCCACAGCAACGACAACCGCATTTGGGGCGACAAGTGACAGTTTCGTTGTAGGGATTCGTTCGGCTTCGATTTCCGTAAGCGGCCTGTGGGATGCCACGGTCGATGGTTACATCATCGGCACCGAACCGGCGTCGAGGACGTTCATCTTCGGCCCGGCGGGTAGCACCGGAGGAAGTGTGAAATATACAGGCGAGTGCATCCTCACCAACTACGCGATTTCAAATCCGGTCGCGGACGTTGTGACGTTCAGCCTTGATCTTCAGGTGACTGGGGACGTAACCCGCACCACATACTAAGTTGCGCCTGTCGCCGCACCTGTAAGGTGAGGATTGATTTTCCGTAACCACAACAAAAGGAGTGACCATCGTGTCCAAGTTGAGTGAGAAGATTCGTGTTGTTGAAGACAGCAGCACCGAAGAATACGAAATACCTGAGTGGGATGTCACTGTTGAGATCCGTTCGATCACAGCGCGTTCACGCGCGCGGTTCGTCGCTGAGATTGCCAACCCTGATGGCACCACCAACGTCAACGATCCTGACCGGATCGAAGGCATGTGGTGGCATGTAATAAGCCAGTCCTGTTACGACCCGGAATCCGGGGAACTGGTCTTTGAGGAAGGCGACCAAGAGTGGCTGTTTGAACGCAACGCACGGATCATCAACGACCTAGCCAGTGTTTGTATGGCAGCGTCAGGGTTGTCAGAAACGGCGGTGGATGAAGCGGGAAAAGGTTCCTTGGCTTCTCCGACAGCCGAGGACGACGAAACCCTGAGCGACGCCTTTATTTCCGATTAGCCCGTGAACTCGGCATGACAGTCAACGAACTCCTAGATCGTATGACCTCTGCCGAGATGACAGAGTGGGCTGCCCTCATCAAGTTGGAGACCGAGGAGGCAGCGCACCAGTCCAAGGTCGCGTCGTCGCGCACCCGGATGAGGCGGTAGAGGCATGGCGGGGACGAAGGTTGCTGAACTTGTAGCCAGCCTTCGCCTCGACGCGAAGAACTTTAGTTCGGCGCTGAAAGAGTCGGAGTCCAAACTCACCAAGTTCGGCGCTTCGGCTCAGAAGGCCGGAATGAAGATGACGATGGGTTTGACGTTGCCCATAGCGGGGGCTGCGGCTGGGGCTATCAAAGCAGCAACCAACTTTGAGACTTCGATGACGAAGATTCAGAGCATGGTCGGCTTGTCCGCTGCGACCGTCAAGGGCTTTGAGAATGATGTTCTCCGGTTGGCTGGGGAAACAGCGCAAGCCCCCAAGGAACTAGCCGACGCGATGTTTTTCATTACCTCTGCTGGCCTGCGGGGGGCGACAGCAGTTGAGGCTTTGGAAGCCTCAGCGAAAGCCGCAGCGATCGGGATGGGTGAAGCCGAAGTGATCGCCGATGCGGTCACGAATGCTATCAACGGCTACGGGGCGGCGAATATCACCGCAGCCGAAGCAACCGACATTCTCGCCAAGACGGTGGAGCAGGGCAAGGCGTCTGCCGAAGACCTCGCCCCGCAGTTTGGTCGCTTGATCCCGATGGCAGCCGAGTTGGGGATCTCGTTCGATCAGGTTGGTGGCGGGTTGGCGTTCCTGACCAGAGCATCAGGCAACGCTTCGCAATCAACGAGTTCGCTGCGAGGCATCCTCCGAACCCTCATCAAGCCGTCCCAGATGGCACGCCAGACACTTGAAGATGTCGGTATGAGCGTCGAAGACCTCCGGTCGGCAGCAGACGACGACCTGTTGGGTGCCCTCATAGAGATGCGTGAGACGCTGGAAGCCAACGGCAAGGAAATGGGGGCCGTCTTTGAGGACTCCGAAGCGTTAGCGGGTGCGCTCCAGTTGACTGGGCAGGCGGCGGCTGAGGCTGCTGGCGTCATGGACGAGATGACGCGTGCTGCTGGGACGTTGGATCGAGGCATGGGAGCGGTTCAGGAAACTGCCGGGTTCAAGATGCAGCAGGCGATGAACGACCTGAAAATCATAATGATCGACCTTGGACAAAAGTTGATTCCGATAGTCGTTCCGTTGATCCAGCGGTTGGCTGGGTTCATCAAGGATCTCGCTGACAAGTTCAACAACCTGTC